GGTATCGGGTACACATTTAAGGGAGAGGAATTTTATTTTGATTTAGAAGATTATGATAAAATTAAAGATTATTGTTGGCGAATGACTGACAATGGATATGTTATAGCTGCCGATATCAATAATTATAAAAAATCAATATTATTTCATAAACTTTTATTTCCAAATATTAATGACAAAGACGTTGACCACATATACCATAATAATAATGACAATAGAAAGAGTCAGTTAAGAATAATTACACATCAAGAAAATGGATTTAATAATAAAATATCTAAAAATAACACAAGTGGAGTTACCGGAGTGTATTGGAGCAATCAGCGAAATAAGTGGATTGCAAAAATAAACTTAGATTATAAGTGTTTAAATCTTGGGTCTTTTAATAATAAAAACGACGCAATAAACGCTCGTAAACAAGCCGAAGAAAAATATTTCGGCAAATATAGTTATGATAATAGTATGAAATTAAACAAGGAGGAGTAGTTTTGGGTAAATATGGAAAGCGTAAGGAGATTCAATTAAATCCCTTAAATTATAATATAGGCATTGCAGGAATTTCAGGTGTCGGTAAAACGACTTTGACTAAGGAGGTATGTGAAAAATTAGTTGGTGTCGATGGATATATAGCACTTGATCTTGGCAGAGAATCTGGACACAATTGTATAACTGGAATTGTATCTGAAACCGTTCCTGATTGGGATGTTTTCGCAGATATAGTGGACGATATTGTTGACAATAAAACAAAAGATTATCCTGATTTAAAAGTTGTTATTCTTGATACAATGGATGAATTATTTATTATGGCGGAAGAAGAAGCCATTAGGCTACACAATGTTGATGCAGGCGACAAACGCATCACATCAATTAATCAGGTAGACGGTGGTTTCGGCAGAGGTCTTGATAAAACAATTCAACTTGTATTAGACAAATTATGGGAGCTTAAAAATGTAGGTGTTCAGTTTATAGCAATATTCCATACTAAGAACAAAGAAGTGGATGATGTCGTTAGTGGCAAGAGCTATAATACAATTACAGCTTCCATAATGCAAAAATATTTTAATGCAATAAAAACAAAATTAGACTTTTTAGCCGTTGCCTATATAGATCGAGAAATTATCGCAGAGGGTACGGGTAAAAAAGATATAAAAACTAAAAAGGAAATAATGAGAAACGTCGTAGTTTCGGAAGCTAGAAGAATTGCATTTAGGTCTGACGATTATAACTTAGATTCAAAATCAAGGTTTGCAGAAATTGTAGACAATATTCCATTAGAGGCAGATGCGTTTATAAATGCTATGCAGGATGCAATTTTAGCAGAACACGCAAAAGGTTCGAAAACAGTTGAACAGTCTCAAAAAGAACAAGAAAAAGCGGAGGCGGATAAACTAAAAGCTGTTGCAGCATTAGAAGAAAAGTCTAAAAAAGATAAAGAACTAAAAGGCATTATAGTTCAAATTGCAGATTACATTAAAGCTAATAAACTTGATAAGGATAAGTATCAGCCACTACTTGACAAAACAAAAGAATTAGGGTTTGCAAATCCTACAACCATTGATAATATCAAGGATGCTAAAACAGTGTTGTCATTGATTAAAGATTAAAATAAAGCAGTGTGGTGGCGGCACACTTATTGTCGCCACCACAGATGGCAGGTGATTACGTGGGGAAGATGACCGAAGAAGAAATAAAACAATGGGATAATTTATATCAGTATGTTAAAAAAGAGATTATGCAATACAATGATGACCAATCTCTTTCGTCTCAAATAGTATTAATGTTGAAGGGCATTTCTACCGGAAAGTTAATTGAAAATAAAAAAATACAAGATAATGCAAAATACTCGTATGATATTGTATTAAGAACTTTTCAAATTTGCAGACAAAACATTTTAAATTCTGTTAAAGGAAAGTCATTTAACAGTGAAAATACAAAATTTATTTACATATCAAAAATTATAGAAAATAACATTAATGATGTTTATATAAGATTACAAAACATAGAAAAATCTGACCAAAATATTGAGTATAAAAAAATGGATAGGATTAGCCATAATGGTGCTGAATATATCAGCAAAAGTAAAGAATCAAATAAAAAACTTGAAGAGTTGTGGTAAGGTAGGTGATAAGATATTGCGACTACAAAAACAAAGAACAATGTAAAATTAACGCCATTTCAAGAAGAATCAATACAAACATTAAAAAAGATTTCAGAATTTAAACTTGCCGCAGAAGCAAGTATAGTGGCAATATTTTACGAGAAACCAGACTTGCTATATGAATCTAATTTACAACTTGAAGACTTTGGAAAGAATTTATGGAAAGTTTATTATGCAATAGCACGAGATTTGGTATTGGTAGAAAAGAAGAATGTGCTTGATGAAGTTACCGTAGGGCTATATCTTGAAAAACATTTAAAGCTGAAGGATAGATATGACGAATACGGTGGATATGAAACTATTGAAAATGCAAAAGCATACATAAAAACAGAAAACTTTGATTCGTATGTGGATGAATTAAAAAAGTGGAATGCCATTGTAAAAATGGCTAAGGCAGGATTTCCAGTAGCGGACAAATTAAGTGAATATGCTGATATGACTGCTGAAAGCATATATGAAGAAATGGAAGCAACATTAAACCATACGTTTTTAAATGTTGACAGCAAGATAAAAAGCTATGATATAAGCGATGGAATATATGAACTTATTGAAAAATTAGATGTTGGATATGCTGTTGGAATGGAATACTATAGTCTTCCAATGATTACAAAAGAATCTGGTGGACAATATCTTGGAGCAATAACACTTGTTGGTGGACTTAGTAATGTTGGCAAGTCGTCTTTTGCAAGACTATCTGTATTACCAAGCGTTGTTGCGAATAATGAAAAAGTTGTAATAATACTAAATGAAGAAGGAATAGAAAAATGGCAACGTGAAATGTTGGTTACAATTTGCAATACTGTACTTAAATATGATATTCAAAAACATGTTGTAAGAGATGGCAAATATTCAAAAGAAGTAAAAGAACAATTATATAAAGCTGCTGAATGGATTAAAGAACACACCAAGAACCATACAATAACCATAATACCTTTTGATACATATGAAACCTCAAAAGCAATAAAAGTTATAAAAAAATATGCTTCCCTTGGTGTGAAATTTTTTATCCTTGATACATTTAAAATGGATGCAGGAAAGATTTCAGAAAATTATTGGCTTCAAATGGCTCAATCTATGGTGGCAATAAATGACGTAGTAAAACCACAGGCGAAAAATTTACATATTATGATTACGTTTCAGTTAGCAAAAGGAAGCGCAAGACAAAGATTTTATAATCAAGAAAATATCGGGCAGAGTAAAAGTATAGTTGATGTAGCAAGCACATGTTTGATGATTAGAGATGTTTATGAGGATGAATATACAGGAGAAAAAAGAGAGCTAAAAGTGTATCGTTTAGAAGGGAAAAACAAAGCTAGTAAAATTCCAGTTAAACTTCATGCTGATAAGCATTATCAAATAATATTTATTACAAAAAACAGAGAGGGTTCAGCTAATCAATATCAAGTAGTTACAGAAGTTGACCTTAGTAGAAACATTATGAAGGAAATAGGAATTACAAGTGTCCCGATAGATTGGTAGGTGGTATTGAGTGGAAATAAATAAGCTTAAAGAATACATACACAAAGAGAACAAGATTGAATTCATACTTAACAATCTGGGTTGCCATAGTATTAAATATCACCACCATAAAAACTATTTTAGTTGTGGAAATCCTGACGGAGATAATAAAACTGCCGTCGTAGTGCAAAATAATCAATATCTCAATTGTCAAAACTATACAAGGAATATAGGCAATAACGCAGACATAATAACGCTTATACAGTTTTATAAGAAAATTGATTTCAAAGAAGCTGTTAGATACCTACACAACATATTTGGATTTGAGTTTACATACTCAAATAAACAAGAACCTAAAAAAACAGAAAAGTCAGACCCGTTATACATATTTAAAAAAGTATTGAAACGTAGAACACGATTAAATGTTCTTGATTTAGATTACGAAGTGTTAAATGATAATTGGGGAAATGATTTTGTACCATATCCGCACATTAGTTTTGCAAGAGAAGGAATAATCAAAAAAACAATAGATAAATTCAAATTAGCATATAGTTATAAATATAGAAGAACTATAATTCCAATTAGGCATTGGTATACAGGAGAAGTTTTAGGATATAATGCAAGGTCGAGCATAGATAATTGTGAAGAACTTGGAATAATAAAATACTATACAAGTGTTGGTTATCCAAAAGGAATAAATCTATATGGTCTTTTTGAAAATTATGACGAAATAATGAAATGTAAATATGTTACAGTACACGAAGGAGAAAAATCAACATTAAAACGTCATAGTAGAAATGACCCGTCTGGTGTATCGCTTAGTGGTAAGAACATGACACACGAACAAGTAAGAATATTGTGTGGGTTAGGTGTTGAGATAGTAATATCTCTTGATAAAGGTGTGGATATAAACGAATCAAGACATATTGCGAATATGTTT